AATGGCAAAACCCACTTCCAAAGCTGAATTAAAAGAATATGCTTTACGCAGGTTAGGTAAACCTGTACTAGAGATTAACGTCTCTGATGATCAATGCGATGATGCTATTGATTATACTATTGAGAAGTTTCAACAGTTCCATTATGAGGGTGCTGAGAGGGTCTATTTAAAACACAAGATAACTCAGGATGTGCTCGACAGAGCGAAAGCAGACCAAGACGTGAGTTATACCTCAAAGGCAGGTAATGACGTTTGGAAAGAAGGTCAGACGTACATTGAAGTGCCTGATCATATTCAATCTGTAGAAGGTCTTTTCTCATTTACAGATAAAGGGACAGCAAATATATTTGATATTAGATATCAGATGAGGTTGAATGATTTATACGATTTCACCTCTACCCAATTCTATCATTATTATATGATTCAGCAACATCTTGAGACTATAGATTTCTTGCTAGAAGGATTAAAACCTGTTAGATATAATTCAGTACAAGACAGACTTTATATTGACTATGACTGGGGTACAGATGCATCTCTTGACCAGTACCTAGTTGTTAAGTGTTGGAGAGCAATAGATCCACTCACATGGAGTGAGATATACAATCAGATGTGGGTGAAAGATTATGCTGCTGCTAAGATTAAGAAGCAGTGGGGTCAGAATATGACTAAATTCCAAAACGTTCAGATGCCAGGTGGTGTCACGTTAAATGGAGAGATGATTTACAATGATGCTGTAGATGAGCTCAAGAATCTTGATGAGCAACTACGTACACAATGGGAAACTCCACCACTAGACATGATAGGATAGTATGGCTACTAACACTTATTTCTCTCAGGGCACTACAGGTGAGCAAGATCTAACACAGAGTCTTGTTAACGAGCAGATTAAGATGTTCGGTAAGAATGTATACTACATTCCTAGGACGCTAGTCAAACAGGATACTGTCTTCGGGGAAGACACAATGTCTAAGTTTGAGGGTGCGTATGAAATAGAAGCTTTTATCGAAGACAACTCAGGATTCAGAGGAGATGGTGACATGTTCACCAAGTTTGGTGTACAGATTGCTGACCAAGTAACCTTTGTTATATCAAGGACTCGTTTCACTGAGGCAGTTGACGATAATGCAACACTAATCGTGGAGGGTAGACCAAATGAAGGCGATCTCGTATACTTCCCTATGGCAAATAAGATCTTTGAGATCCAGTTTGTCGAGTATGAAGTACCATTTTTCACGTTGGGTAAAATCTATACGTGGGGACTACGCTGTGAGCTCTTCCAGTACAGCGACGAGGACATCGATACAGGAATCACAGAGGTTGATGCAATTGAGGTCAACTATGCCAATGCAATAAGTGTTAACGTTGCTGAGGGTGGTAGTGGAGACTTTGTTGCTGAAGAGATTGTTACAGGTGGTAACTCTAATGTAACTGCTACAGTTAAGTCTTGGAATAGTGCCACACGTCAGTTGGTAGTGTATAATAGGTCTGGTATTTTTGCGATACCTGAGACACTTACAGGTAATACATCTAGTGCTGCTTGGACTTCTGCTACATATAATACACTAAATAATACTAATGATGAGTCTCAATCTAATTGGGCAATAGAAACTCAGTCAGATTCCATCATTGATTTCACCGAGACTAACCCCTTTGGTGAGTTTGGAAATAAAGGAAGTAGTATCTAATGTTAGGCACGTATTCATATCACGAAATTATCAAGAAGACAGTAGTCGGTTTTGGTACACTGTTCAATAATATTGAATTGCGTCGTGTGACTTCGGGAAAGACAGAGGTTATGAAAGTACCTCTGGCATATGGTCCTCGTCAGAAATTCTTACAGAGGTTGAATCAAGTAGGTCTTAATAAGACTACCACTCAGATCACCCTTCCTAGGATATCCTTTGAGATACAAGGGTTTAATTACGATGCAACTCGTAAGGTATCTCCTACTCAATACATCAGAAATACACAAGCTGATGGTAAAGAGTTTAAAAGTTTTATGCCAATACCATATAATTTGAATTTTGAATTGGCAATCATGGCAAAGAATCAAGACGATGGTCTTCAGATTCTTGAGCAAATACTTCCAGTATTTCAACCAAGTTTTAATATTACATTAAACCTTGTGCCAACAATGGATGAGAAAAAGGATTACCCAGTAACCCTTATGTCAATTGATTATGAAGATGTATATGAGGGTGACTACGATACTCGTAGGACTCTGGTATATACTCTACAGTTTGTTGCTAAGACTTACCTATACGGTCCAGTCCAAGACAAGTCTGGAGAGGTTATCAAGAAGGCTATTGTGGACTACTCTACTAAGACTGAGTTAGCACCTAATGCACCTCGTGAAGTGAGATATCAGGTAACACCTGATCCTGTCACTGCTGATGCAGATGACAACTTTGGATTCAATGAACTCACTAGTGAATTTGTTGATTCCCAACAATGGAATCCAACTACAGGTCAAGATGAAGCAGTTTGATGGGATCGAAGAAGCTTTGGACGTTGAGACATCTCTCGTACCTAAAAAGGAGTCTAAGATGGAGATTGTACCAACGACGACTTCGGAGCAACTCAAGAAAGACTACGAATACACAAGGGGTAACCTCTACTCGCTTATTGAAAAGGGTCAGGAAGCGGTGGAAGGCATCCTCGAAGTGGCTCAGAGCAGTGATCAACCAAGAGCGTATGAAGTAGCTGGACAACTTATCAAACATGTTGCTGATGTTGCGGATAAGTTGGGTGACCTCCATAAAAAAGTTAATGAGATAGAGAATCCGAAAGGAGGAACGTCTGATAAACAAGTCACCAACAACACCATGTTTGTTGGTAGCACAGCAGAACTTGCTAAGTTTTTAAAACAGAAGCAAGATAAATAATCTAGTAAAGGTATTCTTTAAACATGTCAGTATTAAATGTTATTGATACGCAAACAGTAAGTGGTTCGGGTACTGCCTACATCACAGTTAAATCTGGTGTACTGCGTGTCCTTGCAACTTCAGCGTCTTCAATACAAGTTAACGCTGGACCTGCAATCACCCTCGCAGCAGGTGTCCCTGAGTTAATCTCATGTGGCAAACCTGCAAATGCACGAATTGCTTCTGCAACTGGTGCTAATCCTCAAGTTATCACTGTAGAAAGTGGTGGTACTCCTGGTCATAAGTTTGTGACTGGAGACTATATCTCTACTCAGAATGGTGGTGACTCAAACTACGCAGCTGCATTTGTATCTGCTGTAGGTAGTGGCAAGGCAGTTGCTTCTGTAACTGATGGTACCATTACTACTAATATAGATTCATCTAGTGCAGGTGGAAACTATAGTAATGCTGATGCACAATTAATCCTAGGTCAAACTCCTCTAGTTAATAGAGCAGTTAAACTGACTGCTGGTAGTGCTGATGTAATCGTAGAGCAAGTCCAAGTTGTTGGTGGATAACATGTCAAATCCCGCAGGTAAATCAGCTGCTGCAAGAACTTTTCAAAAGAAGAAGACTACTAATCCTTCCGATAGGATAGAGAATAGACAGGGTACTTCTGTGAGTCTTGCTAGTGAAGAAGGCTATGACCATTGGAGGGATAAGCAACTTGAGAAAGGGACTTATAAATCAGCATCTGATGGTAACCGTAGGGTTGCAAAAGTTGGTGATAAGAAACCTAAAGGTAAGACTGTCCTCCAGAAAGAGGCAGAGAAGAAATATGGTAAGGGTGCTACCGCACTTGATATTGTTAAAAAACAAATTGAAGCAAAACATGGCAAGGGAGCTATTATGAAAACCAAGAAGGAGGAGTTTATCCTCAAATCTTTTAAGCAAGTAGTAGAGGCTGCACCACTGGCAGCGGTTCCTGCTGTTGCTGCTAAAGCTGCTGCTGTTGCCAAGGGTGGTGCGGTTGCTGCGAAAGGTGCTGCTGCTGTTAAAGGTGCTGGTGCTGCTGCTGGAGCAACCAAAGCTGTCGGAGGTGCTGCTGCTAAGAAAGCATCTGTTGCTGGTACAACTGCTGGTAGTAGTTCTAAGACTGCTGGTTTCGGTCAGAAACTAGGCAAGGCTGCTAAGGAAGGTGCTAGGGACGCTGCCATTGACCATGTGCAAGATAAAGTTAGAAAGGCTGCTGGTCCTAAAGAAGAGGATACCAACGAAGGCACATCTTACGGTCTCTATAAGGGAGATGGTAAAGCAAAAGGTGCTATGAAAGATTATCTTGATAATAAAGCAAAGAAATTAGAGAAAGAAAAGAAAAAGCAGAAACCTGAATATAAAAATAATCCTGCATTTGGTGATCCATCACATCATTCAAATGCTAAGAGCAAGAATGAAGAGACTCTTCATGAAATCTCTGCTGATAAACTGTTAGATGCATCTAAAGCTGCTGACAAGGACAGAGGTAAGAAGGCAGTTGCTGGTGATAGGGAAGGTGCTAAGAAGAGAGTTAGACAAGCATCTAAATTCTATGCTGCTTCTGCTAAGAAGAGAAAGCAAGAAGCAAAGGAAGAGTATACTGTTACCAATGCTGACAAGAAAGGTAACACACCAGCATGGCAAGGATACAAGGCAGGTAAGAAGCATGCCAAGACAGGTAAACCTTTATATAAGAAGGCAGACCATGTTAAGGAAGGTCACTGGGAGTATCATGAGAAGGATGGACTGAAGAGATTTAGTGATTTCCTTAAGGAAGGTAACCCTACTACTCGTATGTTGAGTAAGTCTAAGACTCAAACTACTGGAAACATTAGTGCTGACAGGGGGTCAGACGCAAAAAAGAATAAAGAGTCCCGAAAGGGGCTCGAAAAAGACCTCAAGAAAAAGGGAATAGGATATAAGAAAGGTGTAGGTGAGTATAAATATGACGACGGATCTAAGGGACGTGAGGTTTCATACCAAACTAGTCCTGCAAAAGGAATGTCTAAGAGACGTTTCGGTAAAGTCATGCGTCGCCTTGGTAGAAAGCATGGTCAAGAATCTGTAATCACCAAGGATAAAGATAAGCCAGCACGTTTACATGACACTGAGTCTAAGAAGCCAAAACCTTCTGAGAATCTAGGTAAGTCAAAACCTGGTAAGCATCCTAAAGGATATGGTGAGACATCTGGCACAAAGGTCAGAGGTAAGAATCTATCTAAGAAGACCAACAAACCGAGCTATCATTATGGTTGAGGAAAGAAGAAAAGTCTGCAAGTATTGTGGACTTAAAGCACCACTAGGTCATGCACGTCCATACACATGGATAGAGAAGCATGAGAAGAACTGTGCGTTCCGTAACAAAGATCAACAAAGTTGACAAACCGTGGTATAATGAATTACGATCAAGTATAAACTATGGGTATGTTACACATGAGAGAGCAATTATTACGTGCAGTATTAGCACATGCTCAGGGTGAAATTGCAAAGCACCGAGCTAATGTAGAAGTCTACTTAGAACATCCAGCAGGTATTGGAGAGCATTCTGATATCACTGAAGCCATTGGAGTGGAGTTGGATAAGATCGCAAGGTACCATGATCAGGTTGAGGTTATAAATAAGTACTTCAAGGGACCATCGCAAGTTAACGGTTGAAGAATAAGAAGGCAGCAAAGTTATTAATCAAAAGAGCAAAGGAACATCCTGATTGGTATACACCACAGGAAGTTTACTATGCCGAAGCTGTTAGGAAAGAGACAAAAAGGAGAAAGAAAAAGAAGGACAAGTAATAAATACTTACGTCGTTTGAGACTAGTGGAGTTGAAACTATCATGTCCCACTATACGGTTGGTTACCACAATGCAAACCAAGAACGTTATGAGATCTGTGAGTATGCCCAAGATGCCTACGAAGCAATAAAGAATTCTAAAGAGGATGTCCCCGATCTAAAGGTGCATCCTCATTTTATTGACTATTGCACGATGGGTGTCGAATTATGAAACACGAAATTATGTGGTGGATGTCAAGATTAACTATAATGTTAACGTCATTGTTTTTATCAATGACACTAGCAGCGAAAGCATACGCTGTTGATATACAGATGGGTTTCGATGGAAACCTTGTCTTTGAACCTGCTGAAGTAACGGTCTCTGCTGGAGATACAGTTACCTTCATTAATAATGCACTACCCCCTCACAATATTATTGTTAGAGGTAGAGAAGATCTATCTAGAGAATCATTAATGTTTAGTCCAGGAGAAACTCAAGAGATTGTTTTTGCTGACGTTGGGGACTTTGATTACTTTTGCGGACCTCATGAGGGTGCAGGTATGAAAGGTATCATTCACGTTGAATGAAGTAGTTTGGAGTGTCATCTGGATGATAGCAATCTTATTGATTGCTGTTGCGGTGGTAATCGTATACATACTTAAGTATGATGATTGGTACCCCAATGGGAAAGATGACACCACCGTCGAGGAAGAGTTGCTACAACTTCCGAGTGACGGAAATAAAAAAAGTAGTTGATGGAGATACCATTGACGTAGTAATAGATCTCGGATTTGATATCTATAAGCATGAACGTGTTCGTGTAGCAGGTATTGATACCCCTGAGAAAAGGACTAGAGATTTAGAAGAGAAGGCATTAGGTATAGATGCTACTAATTGGATGAAGGGAACGTTAGAAGATACGATTAAAGGTGATGATGAACTTACTATTAGAACTGAACTTAAAGGTGGGGTTGGTAAGTATGGTCGTCTTCTCGGTTGGTTATATGTGGGTGATGCGGAAGTATCGCTAAACGAGCAGATGATTGAAGAAGGTTATGCTTGGGACTACGATGGTGGTACTAAGAGAAAAGACTTTGCATCACTAAGAGCAATCAGAGAAGCAAATGGTACCCTTGACGTGGAACCTAGTGAGGGAGATCCCTTACCCGAAGTAGGAGACGGATTACAGTCTACTACTGCTG